TCAAAGACACCCTATTGTGGTAGCCCGTGCTCACCGTAACCGAACCATAATTACCATGCTCCACAAACGAGATAGGGTACTTGATCGGGAACTTAACGCCACCAGTAAGATTAGGTAGATACAGCCTATGCTTAGCTGTGTACTGGTCATCTACCTGACCATCAGGAGTCTGGCCACCACGCCACCACACAGGATCAGGAGCTATCAGAGTAGCGCCCCACTCGAATGCTGACCCGTTAGCCAGGAACGTTATATCGAGTGCACTATCCCGGGCCACATACATAGTCTTCGGGCCACGAGGTGTGTTAACAGTCAGAGGTGATGTGTTAATATCCGCAATACTCAGGAGAGTCTCCATGGCTTCCTCAGCGTCCTCTAGAGACTGTCCTACATAATAGCCCTTGATAGCCCCAGACTTAGCTCCATGAAAGGCTTTAGTACGCCATACACCGTCATAGCCCACACGCTGGCCACTTTGCGCAACGGCAGGGGCTGAGCCGAAGAGCTTGCACTCACTCACAACCCAGTCCCCACCATTGATCACGTGGCCATTCCACGTGACTTCTTTCACATCAATCTCCTAAGCTGCCTTGCGACTTCCTCAGCAGTAGCGTACGGGTCGCTGCTATAGGCATTGACATTAACCCTGCTGGTGTTACCTCCAGCATTAGCCCCTGCATAAGCAGGTTGAACGCCATTCAAATTGGTACTGAAGTTATCCCTAAAGTCTCCCATGACGCTCTTGGCGGAATCAAGCAGGTAAGGTTGCTCATTTTTAAGGCTGTCAGCAAAGTCTCTAATAATAGCCTTACCGGAATGAGTGACGTAGCCTTTACCCGAGAAAGGCCCCCACTTAGCAGGAGAGAAAGGCCACAGACCACGCAACCAGTCCATGCCCTGCTTAACCCAGCCAACTAGGGTATTCCATGCCCCCTGGATACCCCGCAAGAAGCCATCCACAAGAGCACTACCAGACCGGACCAGAAGGCCACCTAAGTCGCCTAGCGCACCCATGATCTTACCTGGAAGACTCCCTACGAACCCGATAACCTTACCGCCTAAGTCTGAGGTAGCCCTAAGGAATCCGTTCCATGCGTTGGACGCTGTAGAGGCCAGACTGGAGGCTAGCGAAGATATGCCCCCTATGATCTTACCTGGAAGCTGCCTACACCACTCAATGATTTCTGCGCCCTTACGGACCATACCATTAAGGAACCCGCCGAACCAGTCGGCAGCTCGATCAACAAGCTGATTTAGCCCAGCGAGCCACCCCATAATCTTGCCAGGCAGCGAGGCTACCCACTCACCCACAGAAGCTATCCATCCGGGTATATACCCCAGGAACTGCACAAACCCCTCAATGAGGTTAGCGTTGATACCCATAGAGAAAGCGAGAATCTCTAGACCAATCTGGCCTAAAGCAGCCAGGCCGTCAAGGATCATCTGGGGTAGGCCAGCGAAGAATTCGGAAATCTGCTGTCCCGCTCCATTGAGCCCTTCCATAAACCACTGGCCGATGCCTGTTGCGAACTCAGACAAACCCCTGACGAAGTCATTCCACAGTGCCCCAGCGCCTTCTACAGTGGCGTTCCACACACCGCCGATAAAGTCACTAACAGCCTGCCAGTTAGTAATTAGCAAGACCAGTCCAGCAGCAAGAGCAGCTATACCAACCACAATCCACGTGATGGGGCTGGCAAGAAGAGCTGCCGTAGACGCCCAGATACCTGCCACCCACGTAACGAAGGCAGGGATCAGGATACCTGCAATAGCCGCGCCCAGAGCTCCAAACGCCCAGGTATTCTCTCTCAGCCAGTTACCTATATCCTGGAGAGTAGGCGCCATAGCCGACAAGACATCAGCCAGAGTGCTGAACACCGCAGACCCTAAAGGCTCCAAGGCGAGCTGTGCGTTATTCTGGACAATCTGCCACTTCTCAGCGAAATCAGATGTCTCACCGGCCACACCGAGAATAGTGTCGTCAGTAGCGCCGATGGTTTTCATCATGTCCTCAGCGCCGATTTTGCCCTGCTTCAGAGCCTCCACAAACTGGGTAGCGCCTTTAGTACCAAACAGCTTGCTAGCTAGTTTAAGAGCGGCAGCTTCATTACCTGTCTGGATATAGCCACTGATTTCACCGGTAACTCGCTTGAAGGCTTCCTTCGGTTCCTCACCAGACTTAGCCAGCGTGGTCAAGCCCTTAGTCATAGAGGTCATGATCTGGCTTGAATTCAAACCGGCCTTATCAAAGGCACCAATCATTGCTGCTGTGTCTTGGAACCCGAATCCAAGAGCCTTCATTGTAGGCGCAGCTTGGGCAGTTTTCTGAGCCAGGTCATTGAAGCCTAAACCAGTAGCCTGACTGACCCTGAACAGATCATCCATAGCTCCAGGGATTTGTTTAGCCTCAAGACCGAAAGCGCTAAACGCTGCTGTAGTCTTGCTGATATCCACATCCTGACCCAGCAACCGGCCAGCCTCAAGAACCTGCTTAGCCACAGTCTCGAGGTCCTCACCAGTTAGACCAAGCCTGGTATTAAGGTCAGCGACGACAGGAGCTATCTTGGAGAACTCAGCTGGCGTAGTAGAGCCCACACGCTTAGCAACATCGACTAGACCATCGAGAGCCTCGCCCGTGGCGCCCGTACCCGTGCGGATAGTATCAGTGACCTCATCGAAAGTCTCACCAACTTTGTAGAGGGCAGCGCCAATACCCGCGGCCACGCCTGCACCAAGGGCCGCAAGAGAACTACCCTTAAGCCCTTCAGCTAGCCTGGTAGATAGCCTAGCGCCACCTTCTTTACCAGCTTTATCTGACCCTTCATTTACAGCACCAGTGATCTCCCCAACGATAGCTTCCTTGTTGCCTTTCATCGAAGGCACTAGCTGATAGTAACCTGTAGCTAGCTCAACAGAAGCCATTAACTATCCCACCAATCATCAAACTCACTTAGAGGGATGGGATCATACCCAAATGCACGTTCGTCATCCCTAACTTCATTAGGCCGCCTTATGGGCTTAGGTGGAGGCTCACTAGACCTGCCAGACCGCTGCCAGTTAGCCCCAGCTAAGACGTCATAGATATTAGCTAACATATAACCGTCTGTGGTCCACACATACCCGAGATCCTTAGCTAGCGGACCTCCTGGCTCAGCATGACTGACTATAGCCTGAAGGTCCCGCCAGGTCAGCGCGTCTGTGCCAACCTGACGGGACCTCAAACCTAGCCCGATGAGCTCACGCTCCAGGGCTAGTGGGTGATTATGCCAAACACCCACTAGCCCTACTATTCCCCCATGCTAATTTCAGAATGCGCTTTCCACGCCTCCATCAGCGCCATGAACATATCGTCATCGAGCTTATCTGTGATGCCCGGCACATAGTGCTCAAGCAAGTCAAGCTGGAAGTCGAGCAAGTCCGAAGTCTGCTTAGCCGTGGGTTTCTTACCTCGCTCCTGCTGAGCCTGAATAGCCCCAGCCAGATCACCCATACGCTTACGGATACCCACAGGCAGCTTCTGGAGGGAGGGCAACTCGTGAGTAACTTTGGACCCCGGCATACGGAACTTGAAATTGTCCGTAGCCTTAGGTCCGTCAAGCTGAAAAACCTTACTCACGCGCCAGTCACCCCATCATCAGTGGCGATGTACAGGGAGTTACCCTGAGCATCAGGGTAGCAGGTCAGAGTCACAGGCAGCTTGATAGCGTCACTAGCAGCGAACGTGATGTCATCAGCCTCAGTGATCTGACCATCAGGCACCCAGATGATGATCTTAGCGTCGCCATCCTTCATGCGGAAGCACCAGGTCTTGTGAGGCAGCTCGTCAGCGCGAAGCTTCATCAACAGGCGAGTACCCTGCGAAGTAGTCTTCGGGGTGACGGTGACGTTGCCCTCACCGAAGAAGTTCTTTGCGGAACCCTCAGAAACCTCAAGGTGAGACCACTTAATAGATCCAGAAAACTCACTCAGGATCTTCTTAACCACAGACTGAGACCAGTCTTTGATGTCATTAGTTGAACGCTTAACCGACAGAGTTAGGCCAGCGTCACTAACATACCCCGAGTCAGTCATCTTAAGGTCACTCAGATTGAGATCGTACAGATTACTAGGAAGAGTAGTAACCAGAGTAGTAGTCGATAGGATAGCCCCCGTCACTGCCTGATCCGGACGCCCTGCAAGTACGTTCTTATTATTAACAGCCATTAATTAGCTCCTGCTAGAATTACGCGGAATGTAAAAGTATATCGAGATATCCCTGACCCACCAGATGACTGACCTGGATCAGGATCATGATAAGGGTAGGCCACAATGTCTATCTTATGGCAAGGGTATTTACCAATATGCCCGTAGTAGGGGCGCTCTTCAACCCAGTTAAGACATTTAGCTGCCAGGTCGAAAGCTCCCTGCATATCAGTATTGTCTTTGCCCCAGCACGTCACCGTCAACTGATGGCGAGTCCTACGGGGGTCCAAGCGCGAGCCAGAACTAGTGGCCTTAACCACACACTGACGTTCACCTAGATGTAGTGCCTGACCCCTGACAGGTACTCCCTGTAGGTGAGCCCTCAGCCCCATAATCAACGCGGTCTCAGCGTCAGGGAATTCAGCTACAAAATTACCCATGAGTGTAACTCCCAAACGCGCTAGTCAGAGTCTTATCGTCAGCCTCTGACTTAGCCCCATAAAAGCTAGCCGGCCTCACCGTAGCCCTAGCTCGAGTCTGGCCCACATATCCCGACCACTCGAAGGCGTCATCACGTCCGGCGTTATCATTAGCCTGATCACAGATATTCTGAGCCATG